CATTGGTTCTTTAACTTGAAAACTAATATAAGACCATACATTACCCTTTAGTTTTTTCAAAACTTCTTCAAAGTTAAATGCCATTTCTCTTGCTTTGTTCTTTTTAGCAAACTTCAATATCATTTCAGTTTCTTTTTCTAATTTTTTCCAATTGTTTGTGTATCGTTTAAGTAATGCAGCAGCTTGTTTTTTTACTTTAGGATTAACTGCTTCATTTACTGATTCTTTCTTTGAATAATCTGGGTCAAGTTTTTTCATCTTGATTAAAATATCTCTTAACATTTCTCTATCAGTAGAATCATATCCTATTTCAAAATCTGGTTTCTTCTTTAATAATACTGAGTATGCTAATCCAATATCTTTCATCTTTAAAGTTCTTTTCTTCTTATCTGGATAAATACCCTTTGGTCCATAGAAATCATTCATATACTTTACAAATTGTTTGTAATGTGCAACTTCGTTTATTGTACCCTCACCTAAATCTTTAGTTTGTTTTTTCATTCTAACTGGATTCACTAAACTTAGTGATTCTTTAGATAATAAATCTTTGGCCTTTAACATAAACTCTATCCAATGTTTTTTATATAGATTCATTAATTGCATTCCTGCATTTCTATCTTTACGAGCAACATCTTTAATTTTCTTTTTGATTTCTTTATCAATTTGAGCCATCTTCATTTCATCTAATCCATATGCCTCTTTTAATTGTTTATCTTCTTGACCAGTTCCACCAGGTGATTTTAATTTATACTTTGGGTCAACTGCAGAAGTAGTATAACCACAGGCTTCCATCTCTGCGTTTGTTAACTCTTTGATTGTTTTAATTAACCACTCTTTCTTCACTTTTTCTGGCTTCCCTTTATGTGTTGTTGAAGCATACTTTTCAGTAGACTTCGTATCCATTGATTTTGCTGCCTTCTTTACTGCGGGTGAGGCATCACTTGGTTTCATTTCTCCCTTTTTAAGAGCATGAACCATACCCATAAATCTTTGTTGAGCCTTAGATTTAGAAGGCATTACTTTGCTAAACCATCACCATTGAAACCAGTGTTGATTTGTCCACTTGCTGGTATCTTTGCTTTTTCTAAACCCTCATCTCCACCTAAAGAATCATTACCACTTTTAACAAATGGATTGTTAGGTATAAGATTTTCTACTCCACTATCACCACCGATACTATCGTTCTTCTTTGGAATTTGTGGTAATGTTTTATCTTCTAAACCTGGCATATTATTCTCCTCTTATGATTTTGTTAATCATATCTTCTGCTTTACAATACTGACCACAAGTTCTACCTTGAGTTTGTGATTTATCAACACTCTCTTGTAAAGGATACATGAATGCACCATGTGTAGATGGATTACTTACAAAATCAAATGCTATTAATTCAAAATCTTTTCCAACTTTTGTTGTTGGTGAACCATCTGCTTCTTCTATTGTTTCAACTGAACCCATACCACGAGAACTGATACCGAGTTTAATTCCATTCTTAAATAATTCTCTTAGAATATTTCCACTTGGTGTGGTTAGGATTTCAACTGTTCCTAATAAATTATCACCTTCCCAATGCATTTCAGTAATGTTATGTGATACATTTTGTAAATTAACTACTGAAGAATCTGGATGGTCAAGTTCACCGAGTGCTCTTTTCTGAGTTATAAATTGTTCAGAATAGTTTTTTGCTTCTCTCTGTAAAATCTCCATTGGATATACTCTTCCATTTTGATTCTTTGCATTTGCTCTTTGTAACACACCTTTAACAACTAACTTTCCGTTGTTTTCTTTTAGTGATTCGTTTATCTGTTCGGCAGATAACTCAAATGGTATGTAATCTACTAATAAGTTTCTCATTATTTCATCCTCTTAACCATTCCTACAACCTCTCTCATGAATTTTGTTATATTTTCTTTGTAGGATTTTTTAATTTGTTTTGCTAATTTTTGGTTCTCTGGTCGTGGGTCTTGAAGAAACACTTGTTCAATTTTTATCATTCTCTTTCTTAATACACCCTCTTCCTTTATAAACATTTGTAATTCTTTTTTTGCTTTCTTTACATCATCTGGGCCTTCACTTATTTGGTCGTTTCCTCTCCAATCACTAACTTGATTCTCTTGATGTTTTTTCATTACCGATTGTAATGTTGGTAATGGTTGACCAAAATCTCTTTGTAATAAATCGATACTTTCTGTTAAATATTTATCGTTTGTCTTACCCATTAGATTTTATCCATAAGTTTTTTAATTTGTTTTAACATTCTAGCAGTACCTTGTGCATTTTGAAACACACCATAATCTTCACCAACTTTTACTAATTCATCAAACTGGTCTCTTAAATCGTATTTCATTTGTCTCCAAGTTCTACTATCAATTTTTTTAGCAGGTACAACTTTAATATTACCTTCTTGTATTCTTTCTTGATAATCTTTCTTTACACTATCTATTGTTGGTAATGGTTCTCCAAAGTTTCTTGGTTGTGAGAATGCGTTTTTTGCTCCAACTACACCCTCTTTTAATTCGGTTTCACATCCACCACATCCACAATTACATGCCTCTTCTTTTATTAAATCTTTTAACTTAATCATTTTAAATTCCCTACTTTGGTTGCCATCTTAACTAATCTTTCTGAAATCTTAGTTAACGCCTTATGTGTGTTTTTCCAATAGTTTCTTGAATCCACATTTAATTCTGTTTTCAATCTAACTGCCATCTTTACTGTTTTATCCAATTCATTCAAGGAATTTTTAACTTCACGAATACTATGTCCAATTTTTTGTTTTGGTGTTAAGGATTCATCATTTCTCCATTCGTGATATTTACCCTCAGTTACATTTTCAATCTTTTTATCTGTTTGTTTTGCAAAAGATGGTTGTACACGAGAAACACTTATAATCCCATTTCTTCCTTGTTTTAATTTTTGAGCAACTGATGTTACTGCTGCACCTTTTGAACCTGCATCTACAAGAACTTTACCTTGACCTAATTTACCCATATCAATAGTTACAGCGAATTTTACTTCATCAAGTTCTTCAACATTAGATTCATCCACTTTATCATATCCACTACCACTAGCAATAGAATTTCTTCTATCCATTGAACCCTTACCACTAAAGGCATTTGGTGTCATATATCCAGGTGTTGCTGCGGAAGTAGAGACTTCTTCGATTTCTTTACGAATCATATTTCGTAAAGCTTCTATAAATGCTTTTTTACTTATCTTTGTGGACATTATCTAACTCCTTAATCAATTCATAGTATCTCATCAAAGACACGACATGAGAATCTTTTACAAACTTCCCACCTACTGCGTTATCGGTGTGTTTAATGGCTTCAGTTAATTTAATCTTAGTGATTTTATCATTTATTTTTGATAAATGTTCTTTTAACTTAGATTTTACTTTTGTAACTTCAGTATCTATGAATTCTCTCAAAGAGTTAGTGTTTGATAGGTTGTTGATGTACTCTCTTAATAGATTTTTTTGAGATTCATTTAGATTGCTGTATTTTTTGTTGAATTTATCTACTAACAACTGATAAGTAAGTAATCTTACATCAGAATCTTGTGTTGAGTAGTTTTCAACTACTTTATTTTGTGATTTTTTAGTTTTTGTGTTTGAAAATGTGATATTTTCTAAAATAGTGATTTTTGAATCTGTTTCTTCAATAGTATCAACTACATCTTTAATAGATTCGTTTTCAAATAGAGTGTAAACAGATGCTAACACCTTATAATTTGGTATTCTTGCATTAAAAAATGCAGTTACATCATAATTCTCTTTAATTGTTTTAATTAAATTGAATTTTTCGTTTTTTAACTTACGATTTGATAATTTTCTACGATTTTTTATTACTGCTTCAATCAAAATGTTTGCTTGTTCAGTAGTTTTGTATTTTTTCTCAATTAAAACTTTGTAAAGTTCATTCTCTTTACCTAATTGAGTTTTTTCATTAAAGAATTCTTTAATGATTTTAACAGAAGGCGAGTTTTTTGAATCATTCATCACATCAACTGCGATTTGTCTCGTTAATAATTCAAAAAGTATACCCGTATTCTTAATTTTATTATGTTTTTTTCGATTCGACATCAAACACTCCATTTTTAACTATTTCATCACATATATAAATATAAAACTTTCAAGAAATCGTTATTTATCTTCCTTAAAATCTTCATATTCTTCACTTATTTTATCACTATCTGTAATTGTTTCTTTTAATACTTGTCTTCCGTTAGGACCAAGTGCCTTTTTCAATGCATCATAATGAGCTAAAGCCAAAGGAACACCAGCACCTCTCTTACCTAATGGGTCTCTACCACGAGCACTTCCATCTTTAGTATACTTTGGTACTTCTTTAGGTCTTCCTGCTCCATCAAATCCACCCTCTGGTGAACCACCCGCGTTATCAAATATTGAACCAGCTACACTATCTTCATCACCACCACCCTCTTCTGCAGATGATTGCATATCACTTGGTGTACCAACTGATTCTCCACTATCTTTCGGGTCATTACCCTCAACAGATATTTGTTCATATCTAAATTTCTGTTTCTGGTCTTGTACCACTTCATTCTCCATCTCCTTGATTTGGTCATCAGAGAAGTTAAATAGGTTTTTGTAAATCCAATCAGTACTCATCATTTGATTTTCTTTCATATCACGAGCAAGATTTACTTTATTACTCCACAATTCAATCTTCTCTTGTTCATAAATTGTAGATGGATTTGTTAATTCTAATTCAAAATTTGTTAATTCTGCATCTTGATACCCTTGTGAATACAAGTGAACAACTGCAATCTTAGTTAACTCACTAACAAGAATTCTTTGAACTCTTTCAATAGTACGAGCAAACCTAACATCCTCAGCTGCCAATGTTGCCTTACTACCAAGTGATTCTTCATATCCTAAGAATGCTTTCGGTACATGAAGTGCTGCTAACAAACGATTCTTCAAATATTCAATATCTTCTGTAGTTTCATAAGTCATTCCAGGTAGAGTATCAATTTGTGTTCCACTATCACCACCTCGTACTGGTAAGAAGAAATCCTCTGTTAAATTCTGAATGTTAAACTTCAAGTTATAATCACCAGTCTCGTTATCGATATATGGTGTCTTCTTCATCTTATTGATGATTCTTTGCATATAATTATCAACTTCATTTGGTGGAATATTTCCAATATCCACTTTGAAGATTCTCTTTTCTGGTGCTCTCATAATTCTATGAATTAACATAGCATCTTCCATCAATGTAACTTGTTTCCAAACTTTACGAGCACTTTCTAACATTGATTTACCATAAGGTAAAAGATTACTATCACTTGCTAATCTAAAGTGTGCAATTTGGAAGTTTTCAAACTCAATCTTTTTACCTGTCGTTGAACGAGCAAAATAAGGATGAGTAGTGTGTTGTGCCTCCATTCTAAATTTTACTAAATATGGATTTTCTGGGTCTTCACCCTCAATACGAAGTAATTCGTATGTAGAAACTGGTACTACATTTGTAATACCATACTTATCTTCGATATCCAAATATAAAAAGAAATCACCATACTTACATAGATTTCTTGTCCATGGCCATAAATTAAATTCTATATTCATAATATCATAGAATAAATTATGTAGGATTTCTTTGATGTTGTTATTATCTGTAACAATATTCAATACTTGTCCATATGGATTTTTCATAGTAGATTCATCTGCATAGATATCAAGTGCAGATGAGATAATACTATCACTATCCATACTTTCATAATCTTTAAACAACCCTAATCTCGCTGCCTGTAATTGTGCGAATGTGGAATATCCACTATTTACTAAATCTAATCCACTATGTAGTTTAGAATATCTATCCACTAAATGTGATTTAGTAGTTGCTTGAATTTGTGCAGTATCTGCGACTTTTAGTTTTTTACCACCAACATTTCTTACAATAACATTGGTACTGAACAATCGTCTCAGTCTACTATATAATGATTTATCGGCCATTTTTTACCTCACTTACAAGAGCCATTCCAATGACTCTTTTTGTTTATTATTTTTACTTCCAACTTCCCAATCCCATGAATCATTCCTTTTAACATCATCATCGGTATATACGCCTTCTATATCTTGAAGTCGGTTTAATGTTTTTTTCGTTAACTCTATTCCCTCAGTTCGTAATCTTAATGCAGTATCACGAACCCACAAACCGATAGCAAACGACATAACCAAATCATCATTGTATCCTGCCATTGCTTCGGCTTTATTATTATTATAGATGAAAGTAAATAATTCATCAATCAAACGATTTGAACGAACTACTACACTTTCCTCTCTAAAAAATTCTTCTAGCTTAGCTATAATTAGTGGACGGGTCTTCATTGTCGTTGAAAATCCTGCCACCATATTTCTTTCTTGAGCTCTGTATTTATTATTCATCTGATGTTGTACATCGATGTATTGTAAATCTTTACTCGTATAAAATAGATTAGGATAATCCCTATCTATTACTTGTTGGATGGTTGCCCAACCAATATTATTGTTTTCTATAAT